TTGCGGGGGTAGGATTTGAACCTACGACCTTCAGGTTATGAGCCAGAGTATTGAGAGCTACCACTACCGTCGCCGCTTCTGCCGGTTTTTCTCGCGACGTTCTTCAACGAGGGGGTGATGCCGGCCAAGCGCCCGCCACGGGCCATTGCCCTTGGACCAGTTCAGGAACTGGCTGAAGCTGTCGACCTGGTCGTCGTTGCGAGCCCTCGGAAAAGCTTGGAGTTCATGTTTGAAGCCCGCAAGCCAGGGGGCATCGACCGGAAGGAAAATCTTGCGCTCCTCGACTGGAGCACAAGACGCGTTGAAGCGGATCTCCTTCTCTTTGTCCGGCCGGATACGCTCGTAGCGTCGTCGATCCTCTGGGAAGAGTTCATCGAACAAGGGGCGCCCGGTTGCCGCGTCCTCGATGAGGACACGTTCCGGATCCCATTGGGCAACCAACTGCAAGGCCTTGCTCTTCAGGTCCGGATAGTCCAGTTGGCCCCGCCACACGTCAAGCAGATACCACTTGTGTTCCCGGAACCCCCAGGTCGTGCAGACCGAGAAATCGGAACTCGGCGACGAGGACATTCCTGTATCCCAGCTTTGGACGATGAGCTGATACCACCGCCGGTCCTCGACGGTTTCGTAGGTGCCAAACCACTCCCAGCGAAGCGGCGACCCGTCAGGGGCGATCGGGTTCTGCTGGTACTGACAGTTGAAGATGGCCGATCCCATTTCGCGGCGCATGCGGTCCAGCGTCTCGCGGTCGAGCCGCTCAGGGAACAGCAGATCACCGGGGCAGCGGCAATGGACCTGTTCCGTCTTGTTCCCGATGCGGACGCTCTCGTTCTCCTCGGCGATCGCCGGCAGGTTGAGATGCCGATAGGTTCCCTTGTCGAGCAGGTATCCCGGCGGATCCAGTTCATGGAGCCGTTGAGCGATCATCACCACGCGGCCTTCGGCCTGGTTGTTGAACCGCGACAGCAGCGATCCCTCGATGAACTCCTGCGCGCGAAGAAGTTCCGCTTCCGAATTTGCGTCCCCGGCCTTCAGCAGATCGTCGATGATGATGTAGTCGGCCCCGTGGCCTGTGACTGAACTGCCGATGGAGACGGCCTTGCGGCTGCCATCTTTCGTTGTCCGGATTTCCTCGGCAGTGTTGCCTTTCTTCGCGAGCCGGGTCGAAGGAAACATCTGCTGATACCATCTTGAGGACATGACCCGCCGACAATCGTCGGAATGCTTGCGCGCAAGATCGAGCCCGTAGCTCGCAACGATGATTTTGGCCCCGGGGTTGTGCCCAAGGATAAAGGCGACATAGGCAACCGCCACCGTCACGGATTTCAGACACCGCGGCGGGATGTTGATCACCAACCGCTTGTTCTCGCCGATGCGTACATTGTCGAGCTCATGGCACATCGCCTGGACGTGCCACGCCGGTTCAAACCGGTCATTCGCCCCCTTGTGGAGGGTGTCGAACACCCGCCACACGAACAAAAAGAAGCTGTTCCGGCTGCGCTGAAGCGCGGCCAGACGAACCTGATGCGGATCAGGAGCAGTCATCGACTCCCTCCTCATCCTCAGTCGTCGCATCGTCGCCATCTTCCTCTGCAAAAAAATGGCGAAGGATGTCGTAGTCCACCTGCTCAGCCGTGTCGGAAAGAGCAGTGCCCGCGGCGTCGGCGTCGAGCCGTCCGGACAGGTCGGCATCGAAACGCGCGAGCATCGTCAGGGCTTTCATGTCACCCTTCAGGGCCGTTGCGACAAGGCGCTTGGCTGCGGCCTCCGCTTTGGAGATCTTCACCTCACGATTGCCCTCGCGAACGATGACCTTGGTCTCCAGTTCACGCTGCAGGCTGGCATTGAAACCCTTCGCGCCTTTCGGCCGGCCCTTCGGATTGCCCGACTGGCCCTTCTTGAACTGCGTGCGTTTCGGAGGCCGGCCGTAGCCGACCTCGTAGTTTTTCTCGGGCTCAGACATGGCTCGCCTCCATCGGATTGGCAGTACCGACAGCCGCGGTATGGTCATCGAAGGTTTCGCCGGTCGTGGCATGAACCGCCTCCTTCCCGGACATCTCCTGCCAGCGGCGGATGGCAACATCGACATAAGCCGGGTCGAGTTCGATCAGCCGCGCCCGACGACCGGTTTTCTCGGCGGCGAGGAGCGTTGCGCCGGAGCCGCCGAAGGCATCCAGCACCACGTCACCGCGATGGCTCACATCCATGATTGCATCGGCCACCAGGGCGGTCGGCTTGACGGTCGGGTGATCGGCCAGATCTGCCTCCCGCCCCTTGCCGAAGCTGTTGACGCCTGCATAGTCCCAGACATTGGTCCGGTTGCGACCGTGCTTGCCCAACTCGACATTGTTGATGTGCGGCGCGCCCGGCTTCTTGAAGACGCAGATCATCTCATGCTTGGAACGGTAGAGGCTGCCCATGCCGCCATTGGTCTTGTTCCAGACACAGAGGTTGATCAACTCGAGGCCGCAGGACTTGCCTGTCGCGATCAGATCCCCGATGTGCCGCCAGTCCATGCAAATCATGCCGACGGCACCCTCGGCCATCTTGTCCCGGGTCCCGGTCAGGAATGTCGCGAGGAAACTGCGGAACTCAGAATCCGACATCTCGCCCGAGGCCATGGCGAACTCGCGATGTTCCCCGCCATTGCCCGAGCGGACATGGCCGTTCACCGGCACGTTGTAGGGCGGGTCGGTGAAGACCATCCCGACGCGCTCGCCATCAAGGACACGGGCATAGCTGGCCTCCTCCAGCGAATTGCCACAGAGAATGCGATGATCCCCGAGGACCCAGAGGTCGCCGGGTTGGGTCACAACCGGCTTCGACGGATCGGGCGCCTCGACGGTTTCCGAAGGCGTGGATTCAGCTTCGCTAACCCCATCAATGATGATGTCGATTTCCGGCGTCTCGAAGCCTGTAATGTCGAGGCTGAAGTCCAGTTCCCCATCCAGGCTCAGGTCCATCAGGTCCGCGAACTCGATCTGCAGCGCGGCCTCGTTCCAGTCCGAGAGTTCCGCCAGCTTGTTGTCGGCGATCCGCAGCGCCCGCACTTCGGCCGGGCTCAGGTGATCCGCCACCACGGTCGGAACTGTGGTCAGGCCGAGCGCATTCGCAGCTTCCAGGCGCCCATGACCAGCGATGATGACGCCGTCGCAGTCAACGAGGATAGGCGCGACGAAGCCGAACTTGGCCACCGAGGCCTTCAGCTTGCCGACGTTCTTCGCCGTGTGGATACGGTTGTTGTTGGCATAGGGTTTGAGGTCAGCAACCGGGGTCTGGACGACCTTGTCAGCCATCCAGATGGGTTTGGTCGATGCCGGGGCAGCGGGTTTTGTGGGGCGGGCACGCATTTGTGTCTCCATTCATAGGTGCCGTGGGAACGGCGAAGGTCAGAATGGATCGCGTCGGGAATACGGAGAGAGCATACACAGCAACTCCCCGGACCGATGGATCCGGTTTGTTGCCGCTTCGAATGCTCTCTGCTGGGCATGGTGCCCATGTGAGTGCTGCCAGGGTAGCGATTTAGCCCCCGTAATGAAGCAGGCAGGACAGCGCCTAGCATTGCGCAGCTGTTCTTGTCAAGGATGAAATTGCCTTAATGAATTGTAAACAAACAAAAATCGTGGGCATGCTATAATTCTGCCTGTCCGGGTTGTGCAGCGCGCAGCCGAGCATCGAGAGAGGCAAAACGTGATCGGTTGCCGGTTTCGACAGGTGCTCTGTGAACGAACATGAAAGGATCTTTCGAGCATGCGCCATTGCACAAGTTCCGCTGGACTGTTGCCGCGATCAGAGCGTCACTGACAACACGCCCGAACGGATCGGGCTCTCCTCGGTACCGGGGCTGGCATCCCGCCGGCCCGCTACCTGAGGAGAAGACCAATGACCAAGCGCAAGCAGACAAAGACCGACAAGGTGCGTGCGATGCTCGCTCGCACTGAGGGCACGAGCATCGAGGCGATCTGCAAGGCCACCGGATGGCAGCCGCATTCCGCCCGGGCGGTCCTGAGCGGTTTACGGAAGGCCGGTTACACGGTCGAGCGGCAAACGGCCCTCGAAAAGGGCAGTCCGTCCCTCTACCGGATCACGGCCGAGGCCGAGGCGTCCGAATGATCCGCGTCGCCGATCTCGAAACTATGGACCGGGCCGCGTTGATCGCGGCCTGGACCGAGATCTTCGACACCCAGGTGCCGAAAGGGCTAAGCCGGTCTTTCCTGCGCCGGTTCCTTGCCACCGAGATCCAGACCCGCAGATCCGGTGGTCTGCCCGCCCGGGTCCGGAAGGCGTTGATGCAGAGCGATGATCTTGGACGTCGTTCGAAGACGGCCAAACTCGAGCCGGGCAGTCGGTTGCTGCGTGAGTGGAACGGCGTCACCCATGTTGTCGAGGTCACCGAGGACGGGTTCCGCTGGAATGGCCAGAGCTGGCGGTCCCTGTCGGTCATCGCTCGCGAGATCACCGGCGCCCATTGGTCCGGACCGCGGTTCTTCGGCCTCAACAGAAAGGCCCGGTCATGAGCAAGCCCCGGATCCGCTGCGCCATCTACACACGCAAATCCTCCGACGAGGGGCTCGACCAGGACTTCAATTCTCTCGATGCCCAGCACGAGGCCTGTGCCGCCTATATCGCCAGCCAGCGCCACGAGGGCTGGAAGATGCTGCCGGCGCGCTACGACGATGGCGGCATCTCCGGCGGCACGCTCGAGCGCCCCGGGTTGCAGCGGCTGCTCGCCGATATCAATGCCGGTCGCATCGACATGGTCGTGGTCTACAAGATCGACCGGCTGACCCGCTCGCTGGCCGACTTCGCCAAGCTGGTCGAGCGTCTGGAAGAGAAAGATTGCTCCTTCGTTTCCGTCACCCAGGCCTTCAACACCTCTTCGTCGATGGGCCGGCTGACACTGAACGTGCTGCTTTCCTTTGCCCAGTTCGAGCGCGAAGTCACCGCTGAGCGGATCCGCGACAAG